CGACCCAATTCCGGCGTATCGATAGGACTTTTCTAGATCCCAACTCAAGCGTCACTACGTAGGGTAGGGCGATCCCCGTCTCTTCATCATCCTTTTCGTGTTCAAAGCCTTCCAAGTCGATATTCACATGCATCTCAAGCAACGTGTACCGACCATCAAACTCATAGCTGGGATTTTCCCCAGTTAGTTTGTTGTATTCAGCCTGAACTTGACTGTCATCCGGGGTTGGGTTCCCGAGTTCAATGTCTGCGTAAAATCCATCCACTTGCAACTTGCGGACATCGTTTTTATTCCTACGCATAACGTGAGTAATGCGCTCTGCGGTATCAAGCGACGATGCCCCATAAGAAACCACGAGATCTTCCGAGGGAATAAACATTGAGCAGGGACGATCCATTGCTGGATCCCAGTAAACTTTTTTGAATGCAGAACCTGCCAACGGAAGCGAGAATAGAAGCTTCTCTGTTTCGGATCGGAACTCACTCATCACCTCTGTGACTAAGTAGTTCATGTACTCTTTAATCCGGGCTGCTTGTCTGGCCTTCTCGTCAGTGATCTTTCCTACAATCTTAGTTGCTACTGGACCAGACGCAGGGAAGATTTCACCAATTGCTTGAGACTGGAACCGAACTACCGCCTCGGTGAGGATGGGATGGGTGACTCCACAAGCGCCTTCCCACGGAGTTGTCCTCTCTTCTATTTTCAATCCTAGTTGCTTGAGCCCTTTAATATAGGTTTCTTCCCAGTCGTGGCGACTGGTTTTATCTGAAAGGTAAGCACCGGATAGCTCTGAAGCTAGAGAGCTTAACGCTGAGTCATCCATGAACTCCGCAAGGTTTGAACCAAATTCTTCAGCACACTCATCAGAGTCGGGATTGAAATCAATAATAACCCCACCGTCTTCGGTTTCGATTACAACCGCATCAGGGTTCTCTATTTCAATAGTCAGCTCTTCCTCTTCAGGCTCTCGCATGAATGTAGAAGAACTGATAGGCGACTCCGAAAGCGCTCGGTCGATTGCCAAAGTCTACCCTTTACCGTGGGTGAAACCGTAAGATCCCTTACCCGTGCCACTGGATTTCTTTTTCATCCCGCGAGATTCTCGCGCTCGGTCCTTAGCAGTCTGGACTCCCTCCACTCCGGCTAGGCGTTCAACTCGCATAGCTTCCGTCTCGGGTAGATTTTTCTCGGCAACGCGCTCGGCGTCTCGGTCCATATAACCTTGGCTCTTCATGTTGACTCACTTCCTAAAATTAGTGGCAAGGAATAAGATAAAACTATTGCGACAGTACCGATCTCCGCCATCGTATAGTTCACTCTCTGGGCGAGTAGCGCAATCCCCTGAGACTAGGCCATTATTGATCAACCTTAGCCGAATTATCGGATTTTGGTAAACTGGCTACCCTATTCCTAGTTGATTCCACTGGACTTGCATAACCCTGCATCCCCGTCTGTAGTCTGATGCCAACAGACTCATCAATAATAATCAGCCTTCCGTGGAACATGGTCATCTTCGTCATCATCGCTCAGGATCGGGATAAACCCGCCCTGCCGGAAACGGATCAGCGCTTGGGTCGATGAGTCAACTAGGTCATCATGATCGCCGGAAGGAAACGCTGCAAACTCCTCCATCACCTCTTCGGCAAATCTTCGTTCCGGGCACCACACTATGCCAGAAGCAAACATATCTGAGACTGCATTGACTCTGGCGATCTTGTCATTTCCACGGGAAGGCGTGTACTCCTGCACTGGAATACCAATAGCCCGGAGTTCAAATATGAGTGGCATCCCAGCCGCCTTACCTTCGACGATGAATGCATCGGGTTTCCAAGTCTTCCATTCTTCATAGGCTCTTTTTTTAAGTTCAGGGAACTCCATTCTGGACTTAAAAGCATCAAGGAGGACTACATTCGCGGATTCCTCACCCGTGGCATCTAGTTTATAGAAAACTCCCCACGTGGTGCAGGCTGAGTAATCAGCCCTTTCCTTCTTCAGGAAAGCAGTATCCCAGGACTGGATCACGAAATCGCAATCAGGCGGTGAGTCCTCCGTCCAGCGTTGCCACCATTCTCGTTTAATGATGGCACCTTCTTCGGATGTTGGGTCTTGCTGATACTGAGCAGACCACTTTGACACCGGCAATTCGGATCGAAGTTTCTCTAGCTCACCCAAGGACCAAAATCCGGGCCATAGTGGAGAGCCGGAGGGAAGAATTGCAGGGAGTTCAATCACTTCCCACTCACCGGATCCTGACCTCTGGACGGAGGACTTTATAAGTTGACCTGTTAGATCTCGTTTATGCCAGCGAGTCATCACTATGACAATCGCGCCACCCGGCTGTAGCCGCTGCCGAGGACCAGACGTGTACCACTCATACGTCTTGTTGAACACGCTCGGGTCAACACTTTGACCTTCTTGTTCCGAATGGGGGTCGTCGATAATGAGTAGATCAGCCCCCTTGCCAGTGACTGCACCCCCTACGCCGATTGCAAAGTATTCTCCTCCATCTGATGTATTCCAACGCCCCGCTGCTTTGGAATCCTGCTGAAGATGCACGCCTGGAAAGATCTCTTGATAATCAGTCCCTCCGACGAGGTTTCTAACTTTGCGACCAAACCCGACAGCTAGCTCAGCCGTATGCGCCGTCTGGATCACTTTCTTCTCAGGGAATTTGCCAAGAAACCATGCCGGGAGGTGGTAAGAAGCAAATTCACTTTTCGTATGGCGGGGAGGCATGTTGATAATCAACCGTTTCAACTCGCCCGCAGCAACCCTCTCGAATGCGCGAGCCATCAACTTGTGATGTTCACCTTCGATAAATCCCGGCCAGGACTCAGTTACGAACTTGAGAAAGTCATCTCGGCATTCTTCCTGCTTCTTCACTTGCGAATACTGCTTAACCATATCCCTAAGTCTGCCCAAAGAAGTGGGGTCGAGACTATCCAGGTTGTCTAAGTAGGGTTCTAGGTGAGACAGGTCAGAAGGAAGAGGGCTACTCATTTCCAGTTCTTATAGTTCTCTGGGTCAATTTGATGCGGCTTGGCAACGAAATCCGGGGAGTCATTGTAATCCATCGTCAATTCCTCTCCAGGAGAGATCTTATTAGAGGACCGTAGATAATAATGCATGGGCTTGGACGGGACTTGCACCATCTTCCCGTTGGGCTTCGCCTGATGGTTTAGGTAGTCGCCAAGAGGGGTCTTGGCTCCTAGAATCAAATAGTCAACAAACTCGCCATCCCCAATAGGCTCTTTGGCGAAAGCACCCTGCCCGTGGATAGGGGATGGCCCGGAGGCCCATTCTTTTCTGCCAGAAGAATTCATCTCATGTCGCAGAATAAGAGCCTTGAACCCAAGGCGATACTCCCCCAATAGCTCGGGCTTCATAGGAGGCTCTTTACAAACAGCACATAGCAGCTCTACAAACTAAGAAGCTATCTTTCGTCCGAAGGACAAATGCTGATACTTAACTTCAATCAGAAACGACCTACTACCCAACTACCTGGAATCCTACATCTGGCATCATCCGATACCAGAACGTTCTAGAAGGTGAAACTTATATCACACTTTTACCCCCTTGACAGAGGAAATATTATTTTTTTACACAACTTTTACACAACTTTTACAAAACTTTTCATTTATATAATATTTTTTTTGAATAGTGGAAAACATTTACCACTTTTGGGTAAAACATTACTACCGGCAGTCTATTTCCTCCGTCGCTCGGAGGGCCAGTAATTCATTCCGTATCCGGGACCCCTAATTCAGAAAGCTCCAAAACTGGCAGATCCACTTTACCAACCCCCTCGGGGATAGCTGTTACATCTATAACAGAACTAATATCTGATGGAGAAACATCTATTGAGTCCTGTTGCATTCTCTCACGATCCCGGATTGCTTGAGGAGTTTGGTGTTTAGAGTAATTGGCCGAGCCTGAGCCAAGAAGGGGTGGTTGGGGTCCCCCAGAATTAGGCTCTCCCGATCCTACCTCCGCCCCGTTGACTACTTCCCGGAGAAGTGTCTCTATGCTGGCCGCTATCTCGGCGCTGCTGTCCCCCCGGGTGTCATCGTTTTCTAGTGGTTCCGGTTCAAACAAACCCACGGTTGACACTGTGCCCAGTATACGCAATGCCGCTATTCGATCCGATGAGCGCTGCGCGTTATCCGCTTCGAACCATAGGCCCCTAACGATGCGTTCCCTATCATTGGCAGCCCTAGCGCGTCCGCGGTTCAATAAGTCGCGTCTCAATTTTTCAGCGTAGGCTTTACATTTGGGAGAATGCCATAATCGCGAAGCCTCGGCGCGGGCATTTTTCGGGCTCGCCTTCGAGTCTCT